GGCATCATATTCTTCTTGTTTTTTCTTTTGATCTTCAACAGCCGCATCGTGGTCTGCTTGAGCTTTGTCTAAGTCAGCCTGTGCTTGTTTCTGTTGTTGCTCTGCATTGGATTTCTCTTGATCCGCATGAGCTTTGTTAGAGTCAGCAGTATTCTTTTGTTGTGTAGCACTGCTTAATTGATTTTGGGCTTGTGATTTTTCAGCCTCTTTTTGATTTTTTTCGTTCTGCGCATTGCGCTTATCGTCTTCTGCACTCATTGACAGTGTCTCCTTTATTGACTACAGTTTAATTATAAAAAAAAGGACCCTCTTAGGTCCTTTAGTGATTATTTGTCTTCCATTAGCTTTACGGCTGCGTCATAATCATCTTGCGATACAACACCTTCCCGTAATAGTTTCTGCCTGTTGGCCATATGCTTTAATTGTATCTCTTCTTTTGATCCGCCAAAGTATGCTACACAATGTCCTTCTTCAATAAGGATATCTGTTACAAGTTCTGCTGGTTGTCCTTCGTAGCGTTCTACCTTAAAATCGCCTAGTATACGTCCAAATTTGCCTTTCATATCTTCGCCGTGTTTGTTTTCTGTTGTGATTAATTTGGCGCCGTCCTTCATGAGTTCATATAAACGCTCTTTAGCTGCGGTGCCAAATACCTTTTCTACTTTGTCACTAGTGCGCGACTCTGGTGTGTCTATTCCCATAATTCTCACACGCTCGTCCCTGAGTGTTACACCAAATCCTAGATCAATATCAACGTCAACAGTATCACCGTCAACTACTTTAATAACTGTTACGTCATATTCGTTTTGTTGCATTTTAGCCCTCCGTTTAAATGCTTATTCTTGTGGGGGTTTGTTACCCCATTTGCGTTCGTATGTGTCGTCTGTTGCATACGAGTCTGCCCATTTGTTTTCTGTAAACTTTGCAAATTCAATTAACATTAAAATTTCTTCATAGTTTTCAGTAATCCATTTTTCGTGTTCTGCAAGTTGTTCTTTCATATCTTTTAGGTCACGTGCCATATTGATTTCATCTTCAACTGCCATACGACTTGTTAGTTCACTTACTTCGCCCTTGAGTGTTTCTATTGTTTGTGCTTGTTGTGCTGTCCACCATACAAATGCACTTACTTGCATAACGATTGCTATAACAACACCTATTCCAAATTTTGCGTTCATAGGAATTCCTTTACAGTTATATACTACGTTATTTAGTCAAGACTAAAGGGCGATGTTGCCACCGCCCTTTTACACTGCTTCTTCTATGATTATATCTTAGAAACTAAAACCAACTTTTACAGATGGAGTAAACTCTTCTGAGTCTAGGTTGTAGTTTAGTTCTGTACCTAGATCCAAGCCTGCAACTGTACGACCGTATGAAGCACCTATGTTTTGTAGTGTGTCATCTGCATCACCGTTTACATATGCTGTTACGCCCATCATAGTGCCGTCAACTTCATATGCAATTTGCTCGTCTGCTGAACTATATGTTAGTGTTGAACCTAGCATAATGTTTGCAACTTCAACGCCACTTGCACGACCGCCTAGCATATACACTTCTGAGTCTAGGTTATAGTCGCCGCTTGCTGTTACTGAAGCAAGTCCTGCAACTGTACCAATTGTGTACGCACCTTGAACATTTGAAATGTCTGTGATGTCTGCATTCCAATCTGTTAAGCCTACTGCAACTTGTGCATCGCCTACAGATACTTTAAGTGATTCAGCCATTACAGGTGCTGCTAGTGTTGCACCGTTTTCGCCTTCAACAAATACACCATCTTGGTCACCAAATGATATTGTTGCTCCTGCAACGTCTGCACCAATTTGCCATTGGTCTAGTGTAAAAGAACCACCGTCTACTGATTCAACATTGAATGAACCAAATGCTAGATTGCCTGCACTTAGGCCTGCACCTAGTGTAAGTGTTGCTTCTTTGTCGCTGTTAACTTCAACTTCCATTGAGCCAGTTAGCATTGCACCTGCTGGGTTAACAGTGTCTGCATTTGCTACAGTCGCGGCCATTGCTGCGGCTGCTGCTAAAATAAATACATTGCGCATTAATTTACCTTTCGTTTGTTTTTATTATTGCGTAGAAAAGGGCAAGTGATCAGCTTGCCCTTTTGACTTTTTATTTATAACACTTTTTGCTGCATTTGCACAATATGAGTGCATAAAGTGTATTGGTGTTACATCTGAGCAACACCTGTCAACCCCCAGGAACAAATTCTTTTGGAGTATACCAAACCTTTTGGTGATGTATGCGTCCAAGCAGTTCTTGTATCTCACGCATTTCTGCTCTTAATTGTTCGCTTGAGTCGCCTTCAGCAATAGCAAGTCCTCTACGGCCAGCCTTTGCTCTTAGTGCTTGTTCAATGACTTCTATATCTCTTACTGTAAGTTCAAAGTTATTGTTTGGTTTCAATCTGTGTCTCCTATACAAAAGAAAGCACCCGAAGGTGCTTTCCTACTATTTTGGGTGATAAGGTATAGTTACCTCATCTAGCCTTAAGCGGCTAGAGCAAATGCTTTATCGTTTGCATTTAGTTTAATTGCTGATTTACGGTCTCGCCTACCGGTAACTCCACGTTCTCTATTACGCCTGTCGATCCTATTTCGGCCCCATCATAAACACACAGTTTGGACTTTTATTATGAGCATTGTTATCTCATTCACCAGTAGACTATGTGTTTATGGTGGAGCCGCCGGGTACCGCCCCCGGGTCCAGTTCGTCGTTGATTGGCTTCAACATTACAAGTATATTTATACTACCACTTGGCTACGGTTGTCAACCGTTTTTGTGAACGAATAGCATCCATAATACGAAGTATTTGTTTCTTTTTATTGCCAGGGCGATCATAATGATTTTTTGATGCCCAAGTTTGATCTGCTTCTAGTTGTTCAGCAAACTTTTCACCTAACAACTTTTCTAAGTAAGTTAAGTCTGCTTCACTTAACTCCTGTATCTTACGTGATACCATTTTGTCTTTCTTTCCAAGCTAGTTCGAACTGTTCGTCGTAATCGTACAACGGAGCGCCGTTACTTCCAGCAGCCCATAAGCGTCTAAAGTATCCATTTGCACTTGCTACAACTGTTTCGGGAGATGCGTCAAGGTGTCCCTTGACCAAGTAAAATAATCTATATTCTTCTTTAAGATCATTTCTTAACATAACGTATTTACAATATAATAAAATTATAACGCTAACATTGGTTTCTAAGAGTTATAAAATTGTTTTCGTTAGAAATACGAAAAGTAATTCTGTGTAATACACGTTTTGACAATATTTCTGGATCGTCTTGATCTCGTTTATGAAGAGTCAAAAGTTGATCCATTAACACAATATCGCCTGGTTCCCACCAGTGTTGGTATATGTATTTGTCTTGAAACAAATGCTTATGTATTTCATCGTAAAGATTTTGATCTGGACAAATAAGTTTACATCTATTATTTGTATAAAAATAAAGACCTTTTACACCTTTTAAGTTTTCTTGGATTAACCACATTTTATACTTGTTTGCGTTTTGTTTCATTTTAAGAAGTTGTTCTTCAGGTAACCCTTCAGCCCAAACTTCAGGTGCATATTCATATTCGCAATACAAATTTTTTATTTTATCTAACATGTTTGCATCTAAGTCATTATATGCTAGATTAGTGTTTAAGAAAGAAGTAGACGTATTTTCGCAATATTCCCATCCTTGAAGTGCTACACCATCAGCACGGTCTGTGCCATTTAAATTAGCATGCCAGTCTAGTTTACCTGTGCCAAATATACCAGTAAACTTACCTTCTTTCTTTTTTCCTGTTACTCGTTGCACAGGGTAATGCCAAGTATCTGTTTTCCATTGATTAGTAGGAACTACTTGATCTAAAAGATATCTCTCTGCATCTACAGTAAATGCAAACTGATCATAATTAGCAACTCTACCTATGTTTTCTATAAAACGTGTATATTCCCAAGGATTAGTAGATTGTTTTTTAATAACTACAACAAGATGTTTATGTAATGCATCTCTTATAAAATTGTAGTCATCGCTCTTATTAAGAGCTGTGATATCAACACCAGTTACTTCAACAGCAACACCGTTTTGTATAGATCTTATTTCCATACCTATCTCCTGTTACATTATAGCATTAATATCAAACTCATTTGACTCTTTTTGTTTTTTGCTATCTTTGGGATCTTCAAGTCTACGTAGCCAACTGTCTGCAATATAAGCACGAGGACTAGGTCCCAATTGTATGTCTAAATCTTCTGCTTCAATCCACCAGTAGTGATCATGTACAAATGCCTGACAAGGCATACCTCTAAATTGAAACATTTCTTTTTCTTCAAACTTGCCAATATACTCTGCTACATTAACAATACGCCCTACATTTGCAGGGCGCATCGAGAATACAATGATTGCTTTGTCACCTTGACTAACATTCATTTACATTGCGTTCTTTTTTTCTTGAATTTCAGCACGACGAGACTTACTTAGTTTACCTAAGTCACCTAGTGCTTTCCTAGCTCTAGCAGCAGCAGCCTTTACACCTTTTTCTTCAAAGGTTGCATGTTCTGCTAGATAATTTTGATATGCTTGAACAATTTGTTCATGTGTTGGTTGTGTCATACATTTTCTCCTGTAATGATATTATATATTTCTCTCCAGTTCTTCACACGGGGTATTTCTGGATGTTCGTAATCCATATTGTGTCCATGTTCTACTAGTAGAGAATTTAGTCCGATCTTTTGTCCAGCTAGTGCATTTTCCGGTTTATCTTCTAACCACCAACATCCTGTGTCTTTGTAAGGTGCTAGTGCGTCATCCTTGTCTGCACCCGTGCTTAGAATAATAAATTTATCAAATGCTGTTTCGCCAAACAGTTTACGGATATTCATCTTCCGTAATCTTTGAGCATTACGGTCTTTACTCAAACTTGTAATACAATGAAAAACATATCCATGTTCCTCATGCAATCTCTTTACATAATGCTGTGCATCACGAAGTGCAGGAAGAAATCCAATTGCTGCACTTTCATTAAAAATCTTAATTAGTTTATGACCTTGATTATTGGAAATGCCGTATCGGTCTCCAATGTTGTATATGAGTTGTCCACCGTCTTGTTTATTAAAACCGTGTTCTTCCATCCAACAATGGAAAGCCCATTCCCAATCTAGAATAACGCCATCAGCGTCTGTAAGTATTACTTTATTTTTCAATTTGAGCCTCTTTCTTTGCCTTAGTATTTTTAATCATACTTTATATTAGCATAAGAAAAAGGAGTTGTCAACCTATTATACATAATATGGTTCATTAGGATTTGATGATTGGTCTAAGCACTCTCCGTTATTCCAGTCATAAAATTTACAATTTTCTTGGCTGTATTCGGCTATACCTTCTTCTGGGGTTGCCCCAGTGCCACCACCTCCACCGCCTTCAACAAATACATTTTCTGACGATTGAGCTGCTGCATTTGGCACCCAACTATCATGTCCGCTGGTTGCATCACCAAGACGATGTACACCTATTCCGTTAACAAATACTGTTTCGCTTCCGACCGCTGCTGGATCACCACAGGATGTCTTATCACCTATACGCACTACTGCTTGATTGTTAATAAACACATCACCTGATCCGTCTGCATAGGTTGTTTTATGGGTAGGATTAGGCGTAGGACTATCGTGTCCTTCGTGTGCGTCTCCTACTCTTACTATTCCTGGCATTGAATTTCCTAAACCATTTGTATTCCACTTGTATTAGAAACATATTGTTTTGCCATTTCAGCATCTGTTTTATGTACAACTAGAACTGCATTTTTATTTATTTTTACTTTTGAATTAGGATTAATGGTAAAGGTAAAAGGACCTAATCCAATACCTTGACCACTTGCCATAATTGCCATTGGTTTTTCTACTGTAATTGTATCTGAGCCTTCTTCTACAAAACGAGCAACAATTTCTTCGCCTGCGGTCGTTTTAATTGTAATAGTATCTGTTGCCTTGTAGGGCGTTTCAATAATCATAAAGTATGTCCTGTTCCTGTGTAATTAGTTTCTTCAATGTACTTTACTAGTTTTTCAAATCCGCCTATCTTGTTACCAGAAATAATTATTTGTGGTACAGTACGGGCGCCTGGAAATTGTTCTAGCAATTCTTCTTTTGTGTAATCTTCACCAAGAGTAAAATATTTGTAAGCTAGTCCACGCCTTTCACAAAATGTCTTTGCTTTGTCGCAAAATGGACACATTGGTTTTCCGTAAATTTCAATCATAATGAAAATCCTTTAAGTGAATCTTTATCAACGTCTTGCTTAATACCACCAATGATATAACTTTCAACTTCTGTTTCCTGAGGTGCCACTTGTAGACCCGAACTTGATAGCCAGTGTTGTGTCCATGGTAACGGGTTAGTGTTTACTGGTGCATCAAAGATAGCATTCATACCTAGTGCTTTTAGACGACGGTTAGCAATGTACTCTACATATTGATGTAGTAGTGTTTCATTTAACCCAATCATGCTTCCGTCTTTGAACAAGTAGTTTGCCCAATCCTTTTCTTCCTCAACACAAGTGCGCCATAATTCGTAAACTTCTTCTTCGCACTCTCTAGCAATCTTAACCATTTCTGGATCATCCTTGCCTTGTGCCCAAAGTTTAAGAACGTGTGTACTAAGTGCCAAATGCTGTGCTTCGTCCCTAGCGATAAGACTAATAATCTTAGCACTACCTTCCATTAGCTTTAGTTCTCCAAAAGCAAATGTGCAAGCAAATGACACATAGAAGCGAAGTCCTTCTAAGATGTTAACAGTCTGCATCGCAAGATACAATTTCTTTTTAACATCACGCATATTGCCTTCGCCGCGATGCATAAATGCGTCGGCTGCATCATTGAACGCATCATAGTGTTTAGTAACACTAATAGCACGTTGAATAATTTTATCGTCGTCTAGAATAGTATCAAACACTTCGCTTGGATCTGGGTACACATTTTTCATAATATGTGTATACGAACGTGAGTGAATAGTTTCAAAGAAGTCCCAAGTAACAATACAACCTTCTAGTTCTGGAAGTGATACGTGTGGCAAGAAAGCCAAACACGGACCGCGTCCTTGTACACTGTCCAACAGTGTTTGATACTTTAGATTAGCCGTAAAGATGTGCTTCTGCTCTGGACGGAAATTAGCATAGTCTGCTCTGTCTTTTTGTAGCGATACTTCTTCCGGTCGCCAAAAGTATCCTAGCATTGTTTGATTAAGTTTATCGAACACAGGAAATTTAAAAGTATCATATCTCTGTGTGTTTTGATCTTCTCCAAAGAACATTGGTTGTTTTGTAAAATCAACTTTTTCCTTGTTGAATACTGTCTTTGCCATTTTAAATCCTATTGTTGTTTATACTAATATACAATGCTTTTGTTTGCCTGTCAACCATTAAATTGCACAGGCTTCACAGGCTTCATCTTCTAAAGTTGCCACAGATTGAGGTAATTCAATTTGTACCTTTTCTTCTTCTAATTCACTTGGATCTGTTTTATAATCGTAAGTGTTTTGGTAATAAGAAGTTTTCCAACCGTACTTGTATGTATTTAATAAGTCTTGTAACATAACTGACATTGGCACTTCATTGTCAGGAAAATGAGTTGGATTGTAACTCCAATTGCCACTAATTGCCTGATCAAAGAACTTCTGCATTACTGAAACTACATTAATATATCCTTCGTTGCTTGGCATATCCCATAGTAGTGTATAGTAGTTCTTTAGAGTTTGATACTGTGGAACAATCTGCTTAAGAGGCCCTTTCTTTGACTTCTTAACGGACAAGTATCCTCTAGGTGGTTCGATACCATTTGTTGCGTTCGACACAACACTTGAGCTTTCGCTTGGCATTTGCGCACTAAGAGTGCTATGTCGTAGTCCATGCTCCTTAATGTCAGCACGTAGTGATTCCCAATCATAGTTTAATTTATTTGCAACTAGAGTGTCAACATCTTTCTTATAAGTATCAATTGGCAGAATACCGTCACTGTACTTTGTACGGTTAAAGTACTCACATGCACCACGTTCTTTAGCAAGACCGTTTGATGCTTTTAACAAATAATACTGGAATGCTTCTGTTAAATCGTGTACTAGCTTCCATGCTTGTGGATCGTTGTATTGTACTTTTTGTCTTGCTAGGAAGTGTGCTAGTCCAATGTAGCCTACACCTAG